TGTTTGAATCCTTTCATTCATTAATTCATTCTCTTTTAATTCGGAGAAGTGATTGTCATAAACATAATCATATTGAATATGTTCTGATAACACATCCCAATCTTCCATAGAAACAATGTTCTTAAGAAGCAATTGAGTTCTCAACATATCATGGAAGAGTTGTGAGAATCTCTTCCTCATTCTTCCAACAAACTTGGTGAATTTAATTTCGTCTCTTAAAATTTCAGAAGAACGACCAAGATTGAAACCACTGCTAGATGCAAGTCTAGACTCGGGAACACCAAGTGCTCTGTATAGTTTCTTTTGGAAATATTCAATGTCTGCAAGTTCGCCAAGATTTTGTCCACCAGGTAAAGTGGTGATTTCAGTTCCGCGACCACCTTCACGACGAGGAAGCCAGAAATCTTCTAACATACTCATCATCTTGCGATCATCACGAACTTCTCCAGTGTTCGCATCATAAACCAACTTATTACGATAACGATTCATGACTTCACGCAGATATTGTTCTGCTTTGATCTTTGGTAGATTACCAACATCAATATAGAAAATTCTGCGTTCTGGTGCTCTTGATAGTCTATAGATAACCAGAGAATCCTCAATCATTCTGAGTTGATTGAGTGCTTTAATTGCTTTGTGGAGATATGAAAGAACTGTATTCTTATTTCTATCTACAAGACCAGAGTGAACATAGGTGATTGCATCTTTAGAGATTCTCGTTACTGCACCTGCACCAGTTTTAAATGATCCTGCTTGTTTACCCATACGTCCATTAGGATCGTATTCATAGTATTCTTCAATTTGTGGAGCAGTAACTTCACCGCCCTTTACGTTCGCAACTACTGGACCGAGAGGATTATTTTTATCTTTTTTGATTCTCCTAATATGACGGATCTTTTGTGGATCTACGTATCTTAGTTCTTGAATACCTTGTTCTGGTTTTTTAAAATCAATTACTTTATGATAGTAAATACGTCCATCAACGTACCAGTTTCTTAAAATCTCATGACACCTATCATCAAAGTGTAATAGAGATTTGATATTTTTAAATTCTTCTCTGATTAAACCTTTCAGTTTATCTGTACAAGGAGCATTCTCCAGATCAATCTCAACAGGAGAATCATTCTGATCAGAAACGATCGCTTCGTTTATTACATCTTCAATGGCTCCATCCACCTCAGGATGTAGTGCCATTTCTCGATATCTTTTAATTAAGTCAAACTCTGACTTATATACACCTTCAATATCAACGTACTGCCCATAAAAACCGCTAGAAACATAATAATCCGAAGAATCTTCTTGATTCTCCGGCACAGGAGAGACGACGGACTTTTTAGATCCGTCGTCTTCCTTGAATTTAAAACCAAATAATTTAGGCATTAATTCTCAAATAGAACTCTTCGTTCTATTATTTATGTCATCAAATTAGCTGGACTGGGGAACACCCATGTCAGATGTACCATTTCTAAGTGCATCCCACCACTGAACTTGTAGGGTTACTGTGAACTCTTCAATGATATCAGAAGAATCATAAGAAACTTCGATTTCACTGACATTAGTTGGGAATACTCCGTAGAATCTGTAGGTTTTCAGGACAGGAATATTGTCATTAAGTTTTGGTCCAGTAGCTGCACCAGCAACACCTCTACCGAG